CAACAAATTAAGCCTTGGCGCAAAACGATAGACGCTATCGAACAAGCTAAACTAGGGCAGAATGATGTTAATCTAATGATTGATGTGTTGAAGGGTGACAAGAATGCAATTGCAGCAGTACTAAAAAGAACAGGCGTAGACGCTCTCGACTTAGATATTGACAATGTAGACTATGTAGCTAAGGATTATGGTCGGAATGATACCGAACTAAATATAAAAGACATTGTTGATGAAATAAGTGGTGATCCGGAGTACCGAATTACTCACAATGTAATTAACAAGCAATGGGATGAGAAATCAGTTGAAGCCTTCGTAGAAGACCCAAACATGATTAGGTTACTACATACTGATGTAAAAAGTGGTGTGTTTGATCAAGTTAGTCCAATTGCAAACAAACTAAAGATATACGATGGTGGCACAAAGAGTGATTTAGATTACTACAAAATGGCTGCTCAACAATACTTTAGTCGTCAAAAAGAAGTGCAGACTCAAGCCATTGCAGAATCAACTGCTAGTGCTGAAGCTGCAAAAGTTGCTGAAGAAAAACGTAGAATTAGTAACGTAAAAGCTGCTGAAGCTAAGCGTGAAGCTACTAAAAGCGACGCGGTTAAACGAAAAGCTGCTACTCCAACTAAAAAAGGCGGAGGAACGCAGAAAAAGGTGACTGATTACTTGGATGACTCTGATGAGGCGTTCGAGGATTGGTATAACAAGGTGCAGGAATCACATTAGTGATGCTTGCTAATAACAAAAAAAGGACAATAATATGGCTACAAACGTATACGGAACAGGGTTGAATTCAACTGCTGGCGCTAACACAATTACACATTACTATGACAGAGCTGGTGTTAAAGCTGCTAATAGAATGAATGTGTATGGGCAATGGGCTGATAAGAAATCAATGCCTACAAAAATGGGTAAAACATTCAAAATCTCTAGATTTGAGCATATGTATGACCGTTCAACTGGTGACGCAGATTTTGCTGCAAAAGGCTTTATGACAGCTAGAACAGCTGACGAAGTTTCAACTGCATTAACAAACGCTACACTTGCTGAAGGTGCTGGAGCAGTTAACAAACGTTCACTTAAAAAAGTTACATTCGAGACGGCAATCGCTCGTTATGGTGAAATGCTAGATTATACTGATGAAGTGGATATCTTCTCTGAAGATTACATCCAAGTTAAATACCGTGAAGAACTAGGTGAACTAGCTAACTCTCGTTACGAAGACTTAATTCAGTTAGATATGCTTGGAACAGGTACTGTAATGTATGCTGGTGACGCAACTTCAATGGGTACAATTGGTGATTCAATTGCTGTAGATGGTTCAGAAGACAAAGATTGGAAAGTTTCTTATGACTTAATCCGTAAAGGTGTTCGTAAACTAGTGCGTAACCGTGCTAAGAAAAACACTTCAATCGTAACAGGTTCAACTAAAGTTGGAACAGTTCCAGTTGCTAAAGCGTTCTACGCAATCATTGGTGCAGATGTTAAGTCAGACTTAGAGTCTCTAGTTCGTGGTGCTTCTTACGAGAAAGAATTTGTGTATGTTCCTGCTCATAAATACGCTGGTGCTGGTTCACTTGCTGAAGGTGAAGTTGGTCAAATGCATGAGGTTAAGTTCATTGAAGCTGAAGCTGCTGTAGTTTACGCTAATGAAGGTGCTGAGGTTCCTGCTAGTTATGTTGGTGAGTTATCATACACACTAAATGACGGTATTGCAGATGCAACTAATCCTGCTAAATTCAATGTTTATCCAATCCTATTCCCAACTGAAGGTGCATTTGCAACTGTTGGTCTTAAAGGTCACGATAAAATCAAATTCAACTCTAAATCTCCAGAGCAAGTTGAAAATGGTAACCCATTTGGTACAACTGGATTCTTCAGTTACAACTTCTTCTACGCTGGAATTATCCTTCGTGAAGAAGCGTTACTTAAAATGCTAGTTGCTGCGTCTGTATAGACTAACCCCTGAGAGCCTACGGGCTCTCTACTAAACTAAAAAACCTTAAAGGAATTAGAAATGAACGACGAAATAAATGATTTGAAAAAAGAAGCTGATGAACTAGGTATTACATACTCAGCTCAAATTGGCGCTGCAAAGTTAAAAGAAAAGATTGACGCGTATTACGAATCTCAAGAGACTTCAGAGAAAGAACTCATCGAAGCCGTAAAAGCTAAAGAAGCTAATGAACAACCTGAAGAGAAATCTCCTGAGATTGGTAAAGCTCCTGCAAAAGCAGGTAAAAAAACTCATGTTGATCGTAGACGTGAAGCTGAAAAGACTAAAGTTGTTACAATCATAGATAACGACCAAAGAGTTAACAACGTTACATCAACTTGTACAGTTAACTGTTCAAATATGTACTTCGACCTTGGTACAATCATACTACCACTAAACATGGCAGTTGAGGTTAAACAAGGACACTTAAATGTGTTGAAAGAACTAAAAATTCCACAACATGTTAAAGACACTAAAACTGGGCTAAGTACAGTTAGAATGGTACCTCGTTACACTCTAGCGATTGGATAGCTATATAAAGGTCTCTTAGGAGGCTTTTAATATAAATATAAAGGAACAATATGGCAACAGATATCACACTAACAGATTTAAC